CAATTGCATTTAAAACAAACTCAGCAACAAGCGCATTAACTCAATTTAACATAAACCACATAGACAATTCTGTTAATTATGTACAAGTAGCTGGTGCTGCTAATACTGCTTCGCCGTCTATTGTTTCTGCTGGCTCAGATGGAGCAATTAGCTTATTGTTGTCTTCCAAATCAACAAGCTCTATTTCCTTTTATACCAACAACTTGAGTGCAAACTCTCGTCATTTGGATATTACTCATACGGGGTCTGTTGTAAACCGTTTTCAGATTACAGGCTCTCAAACAGGAAACCCTGTTGTTTTAACTGTTAACGGCAACAATCCTGACATTGACATAACCTTAACCCCCAAAGGCGCAGGCCGGGTTAACATCACAACCAGCATCAAGCCCAAAGTAAACAGCACAACAAGCGTCACATCTCCATTGGCTTGGAACAGCACATCTTATGATGAATACGCTTTAACTGCTTTGGCTAACGCATTGACTATTAGTGCCGATGCAAATACTGCGCCTGCTGATGGTCAACGAATGATGTTCAGGTTTAAAGACAACGGCACAGCTCGTGCATTGACTTGGACAACAGGTTCAACAAACGCATTTAGGGTTGTTGGCGTAACACTGCCAACTACAACAGTGGCAAGCAAACTACTATATGTCGGATGTATATACAACTCTGCTGATAGCCGTTGGGATGCTATTGCCGTGGGTCAGGAAGCATGACAACAATTACCTTAACTGGCACGGGAACATGGACACTTCCAGCCGATTGGAATGATGCCGTAAATACGATTGTAATAATTGGAGGCGGCGGTAATGGTGCTGATGGCACTGCCGCACAAAGTGGTGGCGGTGGCGGTTCTGGTGGCTATTCAAAAGCTACAAACTTTCCTTTATCATCTGCTCTTGTTTCTAATTTAAACTACAACTTATCTGGAAATTTACTTTCTTCTGGCTGTTATTTTGGATATGGCATTGGATCTTATGATCCAGATACCGGGCTTCCAGTTTATGGATATTTAATAACAGCATCATCTGGTTCAAATGCTGTTGGGACTAGAGCTGGAGGGGTTGCTGGGTTTTCTGTTGCGCAGCTTGGCGGCACAAGTTATTTAACAACTGGATTTATTGGCTCATCCGGTGGCGCTGGTAGGGTTTCTACTAGTGCTGCTGGAGCAAGTGGTGCTGGCGCTGCTGGCCCAAACGGAGTTGGCGGTGGCGGTGGCTCAAATACAGCAACAAATCCAACAATAGGTCGTGGTGGTGGCGGCGGTGATGGCGGCGGCGCAGGGTCATCAACAAATAATTACGCAAGCGCTGGTGGCGCAACAGGTGGTAACGGCGGAGGTGGCGGAGTGGCGGCCTCCGGAGACGCTGGACAAAATGCAACATATTCTGGCGGTGGCGGCGGTGGTGCAGCAGATGGAAGTGCCACCTATAAAGGTGGAGCAGGTGGAAATTATGGCGGCGGCGGCGGTGGTGGTGGGTCTACTGCAAGTTCTACTGGAGGGGCTGGTGCTGGCGGCATTATTGTTATTACTTATACTCCTCTTGCAACAAGCAACACATCCAACTTTTTCATGATGTTTTAAGGATAAACATGGCACTCATCAAATCAATTGATACCGACTACGGCATTCCCGCCTCGTACTGGAACATTGGCGCAGTCCAAGAAGATTTCAAAGGCAAAGGCACTGAAGTGACTTTCTACGGCTACGCCTCCAAAGAAGCCCGTGATGCTGGCAAACAACCACTGAGCGCAGGCAAAGTGCAGATTGCTGGCGATGACTATGTTGCAGGTGCAGACCGTGCGGCGTTATACTCTATCATCAAGCAAAAGCCTGAATTTGACGGCGCACAAGACGCATAAGGTTTAGTGTGTTTGGGTTTAATTCTTTTTCATCTGCTCCACTTGCTTCTCAAGTAAGAACAAGTGTTGAAGGGAGTTACGGCACATACACATCTACAGGACAGAGTGCTTCTGTTTATCACAACAGATCGGCTATTCTTAGTGCTGGAGCTTACTTTTTAACAGGTCAAGACTCTAGTATTTTTAAGAGTAAAACAATAGCTGCTTCATTTGGAAGCTATGCTACTGTAGGTCAAGACGTTTTGTTACTAAGAACAAAGGTTGTTTTAGCTACATACGGAACTTACGCAACCTCTGGTCAAACTGCTGTTGTTACTCGTACTAAAATTCTTTTAGCAGATTACGGTACGTACACTACAACTGGGTACAGCTCTACTAAATTAACTAATAGAACTTTACTTGGTAACTCTGGGTCATATACAATCGTAGGTAAAGCTGCTACGCTGTTTCATTCAAGCCTTTACCCTGATCCCAAGTATGTGTTAAAGGGTATTGTGTACGGCCCAGGCGGTATCTACACAGGAACTTTTGATGCTGTAGATAAGTCCCTCAAGTTAGATTTAACAACAGGTGCTTTAGTTAAACCCTTGTCCAACCAAATCGTGTTTTCTATTTAAGGAACTATCATGGCCTTCTCAACTCAAGACCTCTTTGAAATTCGTAAAATCATTATTGCCTCTAAACTTATTGACAGTGGTGCATTTGATGCTGACATCAAACGTATGGAAGATGCTGCACAAGTTCAGTTGCAGATTCAGCTTGATGCTGTTGCTGCTGAAAAAGCAAAGATGTCTAAACAACTAATGTCGTTTCAAGATTCTTTAGTTGACAAAGAAGAAGCTATTGCACAACAACTAGAAATCATTGAAGCTAAAAACAAACAGCTTGATGAAAAGCAAGCAGAGATTAATAAGTCTGCTGCTGATGTTGGTGCTCAAATGGATGCTCTTGCTGCTGCTATTAGTAACACTGAAAAGACTACTACTGCTATGCAAGCTGATGCTGATGCTCGTGTTAAAGCCGTTGAACAACGTGAACGTGATGTTAGTTTGCGTGAACAAGCTTTGGCTGCTGGTCAACAAGACCTTGCTGCTAAGTTGGAAACAATTAAAGCTCTGTCTGTTTAATAGGAGTTTTTGTAATGACCTCAACTGTATTTAGTACCGGGACGGTCATTACTGCTCCTTGGCTTAACGATGTAAACACTAAGACATACAGTGATACTAGTAACACTGTAGCTTACACACCCGCTGGCACTGGCGCTGTGGCAACCACGGTGCAAGCTAAGTTGCGTCAGTATGTCAGTGTGATAGATTTTGGCGCTAAAGGTGACGGAACTACGGATGACACAACAGCAATCCAAAACGCATTAAACACTGGTAATCCAGTTTATATGCCGCCAGGGTCTTACCCTATATCAAACACGTTGAGAATGGCTGTTTATGGTCAAATTTTGTACGGCGCTGGGATGGGCGAATCTACTGTTGTGTACAGAACTCAATTAAAATGGGTTGGCGCTTCAGGCGGCACAATGATTTCTTTTTGGAACGGCTCTACAGTTTCACCATTGGTATACAGCGAATGTTCAGTTCGTGATATGTATATAAACGGCAATTCATTAGCTAATCGCGGAATTGAAATTTACAAAGAAGGTTTGACTGGCGGCGGCGGCTCTTGGAGAGCATTGATTTTTAGGGTTGGTATTTCTGGCGTGTCTGGCGGCGCTAATTCAACAGCTATTTACGCTGGTGCGGGAACTTCTAACGATAACGCAAATGATTTTATTATCTCAGCTTGCTATTTGTATGGAAGTGCATACGGCATTCAATCTGGTGGTGCGGTTTGTACATTAAGTAACCACACTACAATTCAGGGAATGACAACAGCAGGCATTAGCGCAACTGCTGGTTCGTTTTGGTCTTTGGGTGATGCGGTGTTTTCTACTAATGCTTGGGATATTTTGGCAACAAATACTCAAGGTATTAGCGCATCAGGCGCTTGGTTTGAAAATTCAACAAGCGGTGTTTTGCAAGCTACTACCGCAATTGGTTCTTTTTCATTGTCCGGTTGTTTGCTACAAACTTTCAATGCTACACGCTTGATTGATATGCAAAGCGCAGCAGGTACGTTTTCGCTTAAAGGTTGTTTTGTTAACGGAACTTCAACGTCTACCTTAATTAAAAATCCTAACCCAAATTATGATTACGATGTACTAACAACAAATTGCACCATTGATACTGGGTACAAACAATGGGCTCATGGAAGCGTTCGGGCTGACAATTGCGGATTCTCTGTTGCTCAAACATCTGATGCAACCAATGCAACAGGTGATGGAACAACGTACAGCATGAACGCTGCTGCGGTCACAAAGCAATATGATTTGGCAAGCGCAGTCAATGCAAGTACCGGGGTCTTTACCGCCCCATTGTTTGGCTATTACGAATTTGATGTTCAAGTTTCGCTTGGTAACTTAGCCGTTGCCCATACAGATTTTCAGTTAAATTTGTTTACGACTACACAAACATATTTGCTTGGTCAACGATTGTCTCCCGGAGCTGTCAGAACTCCATCAAATGAAGAAATTTTCTCTGGCCGTGTACGTTGCTATATGGCTGCTGGAGACACTGCTTACCCTACTGTTTATGTCTCTGGTAGCACTAAAACAGTTACAGTTCAAAACGGCAGCGTTGCAACATTGTGGCGCACACGTTTTCAGGGACGTATGGTCTAATTAAATGTCTAACAGCAAAATATCAGCATTAACATCTGCTACCACGCCTTTGGCTGGTACAGAGGTTTTGCCGATTGTGCAAAGTAGTGTAACTAAACAAGTATCTGTCGCTAATTTAACGGCTGGGCGCACACAAACTTCAAATGGTATTGTTCAAGGTGCTGCTGCTACAGGTTACAACTTTACAGCAAATACTCCAAAAGCTGGAATGACAAGTCAATTGCTTAATTGGTATGAAGAAGGCACTTGGACGCCGACTGCAACTTCAGGGTCTGGCTCAATAACAACATATTCTTCATCGGGAACTTATACAAGAGTAGGCCGACAAGTAACTGTGACTGCTTATGTTGATCTTACAAATGTCGGAACAGCGGGTGGAAATTTAATAATAACTAATTTTCCATATAAAAATGGCGCTGCATTTGGCTCAGGATTTTTTCAACAAATGGGCGTTGTTCGTGAAACTGGAGCTACTGGTGTAATTTATGCTGTTTTTTTATTAGGTAATTCAACTTCTGGTTATATTTCATCAATGACTGGCGGTGCAATTGTGTGGACAAACACATTTCAATACGCATTGTCAATAACTTATTACACAGCATAAGGATTGCCATGTACGAAAAAACAACCGTTGTTGACCGCATTGAGGTATTGTCTGACCATACTGTTGCTGTGCGCTATGTGGTAACTGTCACTGAAGATGGGAAACCATTTGCAGAACAAATTAAAGGTAACTACTTTAAGCCTGGGGATAACTACAGCGCAGAGGAAGCCAAAGTACAATCTGTTTGCTCGGTGGTTCATACTGCTGAAGTAATTGCTGCTTATCAAGCTACACAACAAGCTTTTATTCTAGGATAATCATGGAACCTCAAAACGTAATTGACATAGCTTTAGGCATTGGGTTTTCTATCTTAGGATGGTTTGCCAGAGAATTGTGGGCTGCTGTTAAAGAACTTAAAGCTGATCTAAGTAAACTACGAGAAGACTTGCCTAAAGGTTACGTAGCTAGAGATGACTATCGTCAAGACATGAGTGACATTAAAACTATGCTTGCTAAAATCTTTGACAAACTAGACGGCAAACAAGACAAGTAATTTGTTATTAGGAACACACTATGTCTAACACATACTTCATTGACAACACAACACCAATAGTTTCTGCATGGTTAAACGATGTTAACAACTATGTGTACGCAACTACTTCTGTAAATAGAAACCGAGGAACTGTTACAGCAACAGCAGGACAAACTTTGTTTACTGTGCCATTTACTTATGTAGTGGGTTCTAAATCTTTGCATGTATATGCAGATGGTAAACATCAAGTTTTAGGAACAGCTTATACAGAAACATCTACATCAACAATTACTTTTAATAGTGGTGTTTCTGTTGGAGTTGTAGTTGAATTTGTTGTAGGTTAACTATGTCTTACAAGTCTAGATGGGACAATGGAGACTGGAACGTCATATGTGACTCTTGTGGTCGCATGTTCAAAGACAATGAGTTGCGTCTTCGTTGGGATGGGCTTATGGTTTGTTCTGGTGATTGGGAACCTAGACAACCACAAGACTTTGTACATGGTGTAGCAGATATACAAGCTCCACCTTGGACTAGACCTGAGTCTTCAGATAATTTTATTTTTGTTTGTACTCAAGTTAGTTCTCAAGGTATTGCTGACTACGCTCAAGCAGACTGTGCTAGAGCAGGCATTGATAACGGATACCGACCAGTGTGTACTATGGAAGGGTCTATAGCCCTGCCACCTACAGCTATTGCTGGATGTGTTGTAGCAGGTAAACTTAACCCCGGTTTAAACGACTTTACAGGTATCACATGAGCAGCACCTACACCGTTACCCGAGATCAAATTATTACCCTAGCTCTTCGTAAGTTAGGTGTACTTGAGATTGGTTCTACTCCTGATCCAGACACAGTATCTAACGCTGCTATGTCTTTAAACTTAATCATCAAACAATTAAGTACAGACGGTCTTAAGCTTTGGAAAGTATCAGAAATTATTATTCCTCTTACTTCAGGACAGACTCAATACACCCTAGGAGGCTCTACATCAACTTTGATGTACGATGCCCTCAACCCTACCGTTGCGATCACTGACAAGCCTTTAAAGGCCATCCAAGGGTTCTATAGGAACCTACAAAGCACTCCTGCTATTGATACTCCTGTAATGCTAGTATCTAAGCAAGAGTACAACGTGTTGGGGTCTAAGTTTTCTACAGGTACTGCTAACACTATTTTTTATGATCCACGTAAACTGAATGGTGTGTTGTATGTGTACTTGACACCTGATGTTAATGCTCAAAATAATATTCAGTTACACATCATTGTTCAAATGCCTTTAGATGATTTGAATGCTGCTTTAGATGTTCCAGACTTTCCTAATGAGTGGATGAATTGTTTGGTGTGGAACCTTGCAGATCAATTGTCTCTTGAGTACGGCGTACCCATGAACGCTAGGCAAGAGATTAGCCAACGAGCTATGACCTACAAAACATTGTTGTCTGATTGGGATGTTGAAGCTTCAAGCACATTCTTTGCTCCTGATTTCCGTTCTACTAGCCCTAACTCTTATGGGCGGTAAACATGGCTACAGAACGTATCCCACTTACCCAACCAATTGAGTCCCGTAATGGGACTTTTGCCAAAGACTCTTTCTCATCTAATTGTTTCTTTGAAACAAGAGATCAAAAAAGAGAGTTTGTTAAACGTCCTGGGCTTATAGCTGTAGCTCAAGTTACACCTGTAACTCCTCCTGCGTATCTCAACAGTCAGGGAATGTCTGCTTTTAATAACAACTTAGTTGCTGTTATTAATAACACTGTGTATCAAATCAATCCTAGTGGGTATGGCGTTACCACAGTAGGCACAACGTCTGCATCAACTAGTAGAAGCTTTTTTGTTAGAACTTTTCTTGATGCTTATTTGTTTATTCAAAACAAAGTTAACGGGTATTTGCTTAGTAAAGCTGGTGCATATACAACTATTGTTAACGACAAAATAAACAACATTAGTATTGACAACCCTGGTCTTAACTATAGCCAAGGGATTACCCTTAGTTTTTCTGCAAGTGGTGTTGCTGCTACTGCTACTGTTGTTAACGGAAACATTTCTACTGTAACTATAACCAGTGCTGGTACAGGCTTATCTTCTGCTGGTACTTGTACTATTAACGTACCTAGTGCTGTTACCCCAACGGGTACAGGTACTGCTGCTTTGTTTACTATTGCTGTGTCTAGTGCTACAGGTATATACGTAGGCATGTACGTTACAGGCACTGGGGTATCCCCCAATGCTAAAGTAACAAACATCAATGGCACAACCATTACTGTAGACATTGCACACACAGCAACTGTATCTGGGACTATTACGTTTACAGACTTAGGGTCTAACGGAGTATTGACTCCTGCTCTTAACGCATTTCCATCTGGGCCATTTGTATCTGGTGCTGTGTTCTTAGACAACTACGTATTTGTAGGTACAACTACTAACCGTATATACAACTCTAACTTAGGTGATCCTACATCTTGGGGAGCACTAAGCTACCTTAGTTTTGAACAGACTACAGACACCCTTGTGGGCATTGCCAAACACCTTAACTACCTTGTAGCTTTTGGTAAAGTAAGTATGCAGTTCTTTTATGACCAAGGAAATGCTGTTGGTTCTCCTTTAGGAGTTGCTGCAAGCTACACCTCTGAAATAGGTTGTGCTAACGGTGATTCTATTGTTGCTACTAGTAACACTGTGTTGTGGGTAGGTACTAGCAAAACCTTTGGTAGGTCTGTGTACATTATGGATGGGGTATCTTCTATTCGTGTCTCTAACGCTAACGTTGATAGGCATTTAGAAGCTGATGGTTTGTCTAGTGTGTCTGCGTACTGCTACACAACAAATGGACATACGTTGTACATCTTAACTTTGCATAACACTAACCAAACATTGGTGTATGACTTAACAGAAAAGATGTGGTACACATGGACTCAATACTCTATGCAGAGTAATGACCAACCTAATCCTGGTATTTATCAAGAATCTTATTTCCGCCCTACGTTCTATGCTGAAGTAAACAGTGTGCCTTACGTGTTAGATGATGACACAGCTACGCTGTATTACTTTGATGTCAACACGTACCAAGATAATGGTCAACCTATTTACTGTCGTACTGTTACAGACATTATGGACAACGGTAGTACCAAACGTAAGTTTTACGGTAGGTTAGAAATCATTGGAGACAAGGTAGCTGGAACTATGCAAATTCGGCATAGCGGTGATGACTACAACACTTGGTCTAGTTACAGGACTGTAGACCTCAATGCTTCTCGTTCTCAAATATACCTAAGTGGTGCTGACAGACGTAGAGCTTGGGAGTTTTTGGTTACTAGTAATGTTCCTCTCCGACTAGATGCTGCTGAAGTTGACTTCAGAATTGGTGAGATGGATCAAGAGCAACAAGTTGGTGGTGGGAGGTATCGCAAATGACAACTGACCTCACTAGAAATACTTACGGCGAAGTAAAGTTTCGTGAAAGCATTCTTAACGTTCAAGAAGGAATGTTAAAAATGATTGCAGACGGTAACATAAAAGATACTCTTCCTGATTGTAAGTTGACTCACTACTATTCCCCTATAGATGAAAACTACGGGTGTGGTACTTACGCTAGGCAAATGTTTATTCCCAAAGGAACCCTAATCATAGGTAAAATCCATAGGCACCAACATTTAAACTTTATTATGCAAGGTAGGGTGTCTGTGTCAACAGAGTTTGGGCCTAAGTATTTTGAAGCTCCTTGCATCTTTGTTTCTGAAGTAGGTCTTAAACGTGCTGTTATTGCAGAAGAAAATACTATTTGGGTAACAGTTCACCTTACTAAACACTTGGGTGAAGAAAATCTAGACAAGATGGAAGAAGAAGTTATTGCTCCTTCTTATAAAGAACTTGGTTTAATTGACTCTACTAAAGAGTTGCTCACGGAGAATTAAAATGACATTTGGAACTGTTGCTTCAGTAGTAGGCATTGCTAGTGGAGTTAACGCCCTTACAGGCGGTGGTGTTAGCAAAATGTTTGGTGGAGAAAGTTCTCCTACTGGTGCTCAAGCACAACAGATGGCTGACCCATTCTCTCAATATCGTAGCAAGCTAGGTGAGATGTATAGCGGTGCTTTACAGCCGGGTGCTCCTAGTAACATTGAAGCTATGCCTGGGTTTACACAGTTTAATACTGGTGTTATGCAACCTGCTATGCAAGCATCTCAAAGAGCTGCTGCTAGTACTGGACAACTCTACTCTGGTGGTGAATCTGCTGCACTTGAAAAGCAAGGTCAACAAGGTTACTACGGCTTTATGACTGATTATCTTAATCGTCTTGCTCAAGGTTCTGGTGCAGTTAACAATCCTGCTACTGCTGCTGGTATGGGTCTAGGTCAAACTGGTGCAAACCAACAAGGCTTTATGCAAGGTCTTGGTGCTTTGGGTACTACTGTCTCTGGTTTGCAAGGTCAATTTGGTGGCTCGCCACAACCTACTAATATGACTCAAGAGCAATATGCGCTTGTTAGTGGTTATTAAGGATCAATCATGGCTTTGTTAATGACTGATGCGGCTGCTGGTGGACAAGCAGCGTTGCAATTGCAACAAACAATGGCTGCTGCACCTAATGTGCAACAGGTTGAAGCCAACAAAATGCAAGCTCAAGGGCTTGCTATTCAACAAGAACAAGCTAACTTAGAAAAAACTAAGTTGGCTAATCTTGTTGCTGATACTGGGTTCCAAGCTTCAAAAGAATCTAAAGCTAAACTGCAACAACTAGCAGGCACTCTTGAGTTTAAAGCTGCTGATGATGCTGAAAAGTTACGGTTGTCTGCTGCTGTACAGTTTCAAAATGGCGATATAGAAAACGGTGCTAAAACTTTAACTGCTGCTGAGTTGTATGACACTCGACAAGTAGCTATTAAACAAAAGAACTTAGATCAACAAGCTCAAGAAGTAGGCAATGCTTACGGAGTTATTTCTGCTGTACCTGATGACAAGGTGCAAGAGTTTGTAGACCGTTTGCCAGAAACAAGTAAAAAAGCTCTCGTATCCCAAATTGGTGAAACCAATTGGAACAAGATGTCTGGTGGTGAAAAGAAAGAGGCTGCTAAAAACCTTATGCTAAACGCTAAAGGTCAAATGGCTGCTCAACTTAAACAGATTGAAATTGAAAAACAAAAGGTTATTCAAGAGTCTCGTGAACGCATTGAGCGTATTCGACAAGATGGTGCTCTGGCTCGTAAGCTAACTGGTGGCACTGATCGTGATATGCGAGATTGGAATCTGTACACTAAAGCTCAAGAAGCTATTGAAAAGTCTGGTAAAAAAACTCTTGATGGTTTAGACAAACGTGTTAGCGATGCTCAAGACACTTTAGACAAAACTACTTTTTTTAAAGGTGCTGAAACAAAAGCACTTGAAGCTGCTGTTAAAGCTCGTGATGAGTTTAAACAAAGTCAGATACAAAAAGAAATTAACCTTGCTACTAGTGCTCCAGACTTTCCAGGTAAAAGCATTGTGATTGACAACCTTAAGCGTGAGCTTGAGCTGTTTGGTGGTGTTACTCCAATTAATGTTGAAGACAAGCCTGTGGATAAACCTGTAGTTAAACCTACTGTTGCTAAAACTGACACTGGTCTTCAAGGTAAAGTAGAAGCTAGCGGTCAAAAGTACGAACCAACTAAATACGATTATCGGGTAGCACCTGATGGTTCTATTCAACGTAAGGCTAAGTAATCATGGCTACAGAATCTGGGTGGGAAACAATTGTTCCTAGTAGCAAAGCTGCGCCTGCTACAGAAGACAAGGGTTGGGAAACTATTTCTAAGCCTGCTACATCAACTATTCCTGCTGTAGAAGGTAAAGGTGGTGCTGCATTTGGTGTGTACCCTAAAGCAGGTGCAGACCAAGACCCTACTAGTAGACTTGCTAAACACATTGGTCGTACTGCAACAGAATCTGTTGTACCTACGGGTGCTGGTCTAGCTGGCTTTGGTGCGGGTATGGCTACGGCTGCTCCTGTAGCGGCTGCTGTAGCCCCTCTCACTGGCCCCTTTGCTCCCGTTGTTGCTGGAGCTATTGAACTTGGTGGTGGCTTTGGTGGAGCTATGCTTGCATCTGGAGCTGCTAAAAAGCTTCAGGACATGATGCACCAAACGTTTGCTCCTGAAGACTATGCTCAACGTGAAGCAGAAAAGAAAGAGTTTCCCGCAGCTACATTCCTAACTGAGTTGGGTGTAGGTATGGCTGGCATGTCTCCTAAGACTGCTGTTACTGCTGCTAAAGATGCTGGCAAGATTGCTCGTCTTGCATCTACACCTACTGGTCAACGTGTTATTTCTGGTGGTCTGCAAGGTGGTATTGAAGCTGGTACTGAGTACGCTGAGACAGGCACAGTTGAACCTTGGAAGGTTGCTACCTCTACTATTGCTGGTGCAGCTATGCCCGGCTTTAACGTAGCAGGTAAAGTCCCATTTGCTATTGGTACTAAGATTGGTGAAAAGGCAGCTAGTCTTGTAACTGGTCGTAACAAAGCTACTACTCCTACCGGTACTGTGCCTCTTAAACCTCCAGAAGGTGCTACACCAGAAGAAAAGGCAGCATGGCTTGACACTATCAAAGCTGAAGTTGCTAAGCGTGATGCTGAGTCTCCTCTGGTTGAAGCTGCTATTAGGAACAAAGAGACTGGCAACATTGAACGCATGGGGCCAAAACATGACCAAGCTCGTAAGGAAGCTACTGCTGATACGCATGAGCAAGGCTTTGTTACTGAACGGGGTCAGTTCTTAACTCGTAAACAAGCTGTAGAGCACGCTAAGAACACTGGTCAGATTCCTAAAGACCATGTGCTTGAGAATCCTCCTGGTGAACAACCTGGGTTGCACAGTGGTGACCTACGCAAAGCTGGTGATAAACGGTTTGAGATTACTGATGAGCAACCTGCTGGTGTTGCTAAGCCTCCTGTTGAAACTACTGCACCTAAGTCTCGTGAAGACTTTAAGTCTGCTATTACTAAGAACGAAGACACTCGTCTTAACTTAGAAATAGAAGCAGACAAAGCTGCTCAGTCTGGTAACGAACAACGTGTTACTAAGATCAATGCTGAGATTGCTAAGCTAGAAGCTGAACACGCTAAGTTGCACGAAGACATTCCTGCTGTTGAATTTAAAGATGCACAAGTTCCTACTTGGGAAGAGTTGCAAGATCACTTGTGGGGAGTCAAGAATGTTGGCGAAGCATTTGATCGCATTCTTGAAACCAAAGGCATGGGGACTTATGGTCAACGTATCTTAGTTAAGGCTCTCAATGAGTCTAGCTTTATTCGTAGTGCTCGGTTAGGTTTCTCCAAAGACTTTATTAAGTACGTAGACAAAGCTGGTGTTAAAAAACAAGATGCTCTTGGTGTGTACACAGGTGGAGATGAACACCTTATAGAGATGGGCAAAGATGGGAATGTGCAAACGTTCCTACATGAAGCTTTGCACGCTGGTACTCAACGACTGCTAGAAGAAAAAGGTAGCACTGCTGCTATCAAGATGCAGGAGTTGTTTGACAAGTACAAAGCTACTCATGGCAAAGAAATTGATCCAAAGACAGGTGTTGAGTATTACGGCTTTGAAGACGTACATGAGTTTGCTTCAGAAGCATTTACCAACAAAGAGTTTCAAAAACTGTTAAGTAGCATTGAGGTTGGTCAACAACCTAAAGGTGTTGCTAATAACATGTGGGCTGCTTTTAAGGAGACTGTTCGTAAAGGACTTGGTATTCCTGAAGGTGCTCGTACTGCTCTTGACGAAGTGTTTGACCAAGGTATCTCTATGGTTAAACGCTCTAAAGATTTTACTCCTCGTCCTGATCTTGTACTTACTAGCACGCCTTCTAAGACAGCAGGCTCACCAGATGAGCTACCTGTTGACAAAACTAAAACTGATCCTCGTGATGTTAAAGACGAAGCAGAGTTCAAAGAGATTGCTACGGACATCTATGAGAAGTACGGAGAGACTGACGCTGTTAAGTTTTATGAGGGCTACCAAGAGTACAAACAAACTTGGTTAGAACCTGTCAAAGAGACAGAAAAGTTTGTTGGTACAAACATTAAGAACAAGCTTGCTAATGATCGGATTATCCACAACACAATGGATAAGATGATGGAAGCAGTGCCTAATGCTGCTCGTAGAGAAGCTATTGCTGTTGCCATTGACAGTGGTGATCTGTCGGGTCTTAGCCCACATGAAGTTGTTGTTGCTAAGAGATACGAAGCTCTTGCTAAAGACATTGGTGATCGTGCTGTTAAGGCAGGCGTTGTTAAGGGCTTGCTTGAAGACTACGTAACCCACATTCTTGATTGGGCTGGTGCTCCCAAGGGTGCTCGTGAAGAGTTTATTCAAACGTTACTAGGAACAGCTCCTCGTGATCCTGCTATGCGTGGGATGACTACCGAATCTAAATTTGGTAAAGAACGTAAGTTCAAAACCTTTGCAGACCTAGAGTGGTTTATTAACGAAGCCAATAGCCGCATTGCCGCTGCTGGTAAGTCTGACTTCCGTCTTAAAATCAAGACCAAAGACATTGCAGAAATCTACAAAGAATATGCAACATCAATGGAGAAGGCTATTGAGAACAAAAAACTTGTGGATAACCTTAAGCAAGTTCGTAACGTAGCTGGTGAAACTCTTATTAAAGAAGTCAACAAAGACAACCCTATGCCTTACGGTTGGGAGATGATGGATAGCCCCCAGTTTGCTGGCTACGCTGTTCACCCAGACATGATGCCTGCTTTAAAGTTTGTCTTTGATGCTGGCCCGGGTGACTTGATGAAAGCATTTGGTGCTATCTCTCAACTGACTAAACGTATCAACGTTATTGGTTCGTTCTTTCACGCCAAGTCTTTGATGGAAGTGTTGTCTAGTTCGCAGATTCCTTTGTGGACTCCTATCAAAGAAGCTATTGTGTTGCCTCTTATTGAAAAAGGTATCAAAGCTACTACTGGCAAAGACTTGCAACTGTCTGCTATCTCTAAAGCTGTTGAGCAATTTAAAAATGGTGGTGTTGGTGACAACGTAGATATGTGGATTAAAGAAGGTGGTCTTCAATTAGAAATGCCTGAAGATGTGTCTGCTGGTATTTTGTCTGCTACAGGTAAGTTTGCTGACTCTATGATTGGTAAGTACGGCCCTAAAACTCGTGTACTTGAATCAGCAATGTCTACTGTTGAGAAATACACACTGGGTTTGTTTGACAACTACACTTGGAATTTCTTGCATACTGGTGGCAAGATTATGGTTGCTGATGCGTACTTAGATAAAGCACGTATGACTGCTGCTAAAGAAGGAAAACCATTTGACGAAGCCACTAGTCGTAAAGAAATTTCTAAGTTTGTTAACGACAGCTTTGGTGGTTTAAATTGGTTTGATGCTGCTACACAAACACAGAATGAATTTGCTAAACGTATTGCTATGGCTGCTTATAGTCCTGCTGGTCGCAGAGGTTTGCAAGTAGCTTTGTTTGCTCCTGATTGGACACTTTCAACTTTACGTGCGTTTACTGCTGCTATCCCTAAAAGTTTAGATGTAGCTGCTGGTGTTAAAGGTATGGCAAGTCCTGCAACTAAATCTGATTACGCTAGGATGTATCAGTTTAAAACTGCTCTGACTTACTTCACTTTGTTAAACGCCATTAACTTAATGACTGCTTCTCGTCCTATCTGGGAAAACAAAGACCCAACTCGCATTGAATGGCCTGATGGTACGTCTATGCAAGCTATGAAACACGCTATGGAACCGTACCACTGGATTATGGATGCTGATAAAACGTTTGCTAATAAGCTTGGTTTTATTCCTAAAGCTCTTATCATTGGTGTTGCGGGTACTGAGTACGCATCTCCACAAGCACAAAAGTTGGTTGATCCTAGTGCTACTGGTAGACTCAAAGCTGTTGCAGGTACAGTTGTTCCATTTCAAGTAGCTGCTAGTAGAGATGCTCCTCCCGGAGAAGGTGCTAAACGTGCTATTTTAGGTACTATGGGCTTTCCTATTTACGGTTCTACTCCTGAACAAAAGAAAGCTGCTAGAGCTGAACGAGAAAAACTTCTCAAAAAAGCTGCTAAAGACTACCACATAAAAGCTAAAGAAAAAGGTTGGGAAAAATGAACCTCTTAATCATCGACCAGTTTGACTGTGGGTTTGCATTGGACTTGGCTATTAAGTCTGCTAACCACGGTCATGCTGTCCGTGTGTATATGCGTAACAACTTTGATGGCACTCGCTGTGAAAACGGCGATGGCATGGATTGTTTTAAAAAGGTTGTTGATTGGGAAAGCAGCATGGATTGGGCTGACCTTATCTTTGTTACTGATAACAGCCGTTACATTAAACAAATAGAAAAGTACCGTCTTAAAGGTTATCCTATCTATGGGTGTAACGTAGAGGGTGCTCGTTGGGAACAAGATCGTGAGTATGGTTCTGCTATGTTTGAACGTGCTGGTATCCCAACTATTCCTATGCAAAAGTTTAAGAAGTACGATGATGCTATTGCTCTTGTGCTTACTAACAAGAACAAACGCTATGTGTCTAAACCTGTTGGTGATGGTGACAAAGCTTTAAGTTACTGCTCTAAAGACTGGCGTGACATGGTGTTCATGCTAAACAAGTGGAAGAAAAGCAACGCCTATGATGGTGAGTTTGTTCTGCAAGAGTTCCACGAAGGTTCTGAGATGGCTGTTGGTGGTTGGTTTGGTCTTGGTGGATTCTCCAAACACTTCCTTGAGAACTGGGAATTTAAAAAGTTAATGTCTGGGGACTATGGCCCTGCTACTGGTGAGCAAGGCACTATTCTGCGTTACACACAAAAGAGTTTGTTAGCTGACAAAGTTCTTAAACCTCTTGAAGATTTCTTGCATGGCATTGGTTACACAGGCTACATTGATGTCAACTGCATCATTGATGACAAGGGTATGCCTTGGCCTTTAGAGTTTACTACTCGTCCTGGTTGGCCTTTGTTTCAGATTCAACAAGCTCTGCATCTTGGTGATCCTGTTCAATGGATGCTTGATTCAATCAACGGTAAAGACACATTGAAAGTACGCGAAGACATTGCCTGCGGCATTGTTGTGTCTCAACCTGATTATCCATATAGCAACGTTAAAAAGAAAGAAAACACAGGGTATCCTATCTTTGACTTGACTATGGAAGATGCTACTAAGAACATTCATTTGTCTGAAGTAAAGATGGGTTACGCTCCTGGTAAAGACGGTAAGAACACTGAGCCTTCTTTGGTTACTTGTGGCAGCTATGTGTTAACTGTCTCTGGTGTTGGCAAGACTGTAGAAGATGCTCGTGAAGCCTGCTACGGTACTTTCAAAAAGAAAGTGTGCATGATTAACTCTCCAATGATTCGAGATGACATTGGTAAAAAGTTAGAAAGTATGTTGCCTAATCTTAAGAAGAACGGCTATTGCAAAGACGTTAAGTATTGTTAATCATGGCTATTAAACCTACTATACCTATTCCCAGAGATGAGATTAAGGAAAGCTTTGTCTGGAGAGATTGGTTCCAAAGACTTAGTGATAGAGTTTATGGGTCTTTAGCTTCTCAAGACGCTAACAATGTCACTATTACTGGTGGCTCCATATCTAATTTAAGTGGACATTTTGTTACTTTAGTAGTTGACAAACCTACGTTTACTAACGGTGCATCTCTTCTTTACGGTAACAACGCTGGTGCGTTTAGCAATGCTACTGTTGGATCAGGGCTTTCTTTTTCTAGTGGTGTTTTAACTGCTGTTGGTTATAGTAGTAGCTTTGCTCCTGTAACTAAAACCGCTGACTTTACTGTTGCTTCTACTGATGTTTGGATTATTAACAACAAGTCTGGGTCAACTTGTGTTGCAACATTACCCGGAGCATCTAGTAATACTGGAAGAAGTCTACATTTTCAAAACTATCAAGCTCAAACGCTTGTGTCTGCTACTAATAACGTAGTTGCAATTACAGGTGGTGCTGCTAGCACAGCAATTCTTGCTGCTGTTGCTGGTGATACTTGCACCATTATTTCAGACGGTACAAATTGGATTACAACCCAATACACACCTAACAATATTTTGTTATTGGAATAAAATGATTGATCCAATTACAATCAGTGCTGCATTTGCTTTAGCTAAGAGCACCATTGCTGGTGTTCAAGAAGCTATCCAAATGGGTAAAGACTTGCAAGAGTGCAGCGGTGATCTGATTAAGTTTTTTGAGATGCGCGACACCGTAGCCAAAGCTGCAACAGAAGACAAAGGGAAACAACCTCGGTCAGACATGGGTCAAGCTCTAGACACTGTTATGCAAGCTAAAGCTTTGCGTGATGCTGAAAAGAAACTTAAAGAACAGTTAATCTACTCAGGCCAAGGTGATGTGTGGGAAGCCATTCAAGCTGAATACAACCTTATCATTGCTAACCGCAAACGTGAAGAGCGTAAGGCAGAAGCCGCCGCCAAGAACAGGCGTGAAAAAATGGCTGAGATGGTAGAGACAATATTTTATGGTCTTGCTGGTTGTATAGTTGGTGGCTTGATTTGTTGGGGTACTATTGAATTTGTTAGTTACAAAATGAGGATTTAAAATGGATGAACTTCTTTCTCTCATCAAAAATGCTGCGCCTACTTTGGCTACCATTGTTGCCGGGCCTCTTGGTGGTGCTGCTATTACTGCTATTGCTGGCAAGTTTGGAGTTACTGATAGCGTCGAGGCAGTAGCTAAAGCTATTGCTGGTGATCCACAAGCAGCTCAAAAATTAGCTGACTTGGAATTAGAGTACGCTAAGTTAGACTCCGCAGATCGTGACAATGCTCGTAATCGTGAGCTAGCAATTGCTACTAGTAACAATGCTCCTTGGTACAGCAAAATGGTTACGCCTGCATTAGCGTTGGGTGTTTTTATTCTTTGGGCAACAGTTAATATTTTGTTGCTTAACAACAATATTCCTGATGCTATGAGAGAAATTGTAATTCGTATGCTTGGTAGCCTTGATGCTGCTAACATGCTAATCCTGTCTTATTATTTTGGTAACTCACACAAGCACTAACATGAGAGCAAACTACATTGAATCTTTGCAAGCCGTCCTCGTCCATGAGGGAGGATTTGTAAACAATCCAAAAGACCCAGGTGGCATGACTAACCTTGGTTGCACCAAAGCAACATGGGAAGAATATTGCGGCAAGCCTGTTGATGAAAAAACTATGCGAGGTTTGACAGTTATTGATGTCATGCCTTTATACAAGACTAAATACTGGGACAAAGTTTGTTGCGATGATATGCCTATGGGTATTGATTATGTTGTGTTTGATGCAGCAATCAATTCAGGCCCAGGCCGCGCCGCCAAATGGTTGCAGTCTTGTGTTGGTGTAACACCTGATGGCAGTATTGGCCCTAAAACTTTAGCTGCAATAAAAACTAAAGACACAAAACAACTTGTCAATGACTACTGTGCTTTTCGTTTGTCTTACTTAAAAGAACTTCCAACTTGGAACACTTTTGGCAAAGGTTGGGAACGTCGTGTCAAAGAAGTAAATGAAAAAGGTTTGTCAATGTCACAAAAGGTTCTTACTGCCGCAGTTTAATTCGACCATACTCAATCATGTCACGCTCTATTGGCGAAGGAAGTTGTAATGGGCAATACCGATCAACAGGTTATCAGCGCAATTGAAAACAGCTCCTCAATCCGAGAGGCCAGTAAAGTATTGGGCGTAAGCGAATCCGGTCTTAACAGGCGGCGTAGAAAGATTGAACAAAAATTAAAGATTGCTATTAAAGCTCCGCAAGATAAAGAGCAATATAAGCATCTTCAAATAGCACACGTTCACCCGCAGCAAAAGAACCTTGGCATCCTAAATGGCACAGTGATTGTGTTTAGTGACGCCCACTTTTGGCCGGGAATTTACTCTACTGCATTCAAAGGTTTGTTGTGGGCTATTAAAGAACTTAAACCTAATGCGGTTATTGCAAACGGAGATATTTTTGATGGATCTGCGATCAGCAGACATCCTCGCATTGGTTGGGCTAAATCTCCTTCAGTTATGGAGGAGCTTAAAGCTTGTACTATTTGCATGGGGGAGATTGAAGAGACTGCTAAAAAAGCTAGGCATAATGTCAAACTGATGTGGCCTTTGGGCAACCATGATGCACGGTTTGAAACATTTCTTGCTGCAAATGCTCCACAGTATGAGCATGTCAAGGGCTTCACTCTCAAAGACCACTTCCCAGATTGGGAGCCTTGCTGGTCAGTGTGGATCAATGAAGGAACAATTGTTAAACATCGTTTTAAAGGTGGTATCCATGCCACTCATAACAACGCCATCTGGTCGGGCAAAAACATCATTACAGGCCATTTGCATAGCCTCAAAGTTACTCCGTTTAGCGACTATAACGGTGTACGGTACGGGATTGATACGGGAACATTGGCAGAGCCTTACGGCCCCCAATTTGAAGATTACACTGAGCAAGGCCCATTAAACTGGCGCAGCGGGTTTGCTGTATTAACATTTGTAAATGGCAAATTGTTATTGCCTGAACTGGTGACAACACACAGCCCCGATTCCATAGAGTTTCGAGGCCGTGTGATTAAAGTAGTCGATTAAGCAGCCTCTGCTTCTTCTTCCTCTTCAGCTTCGTCTTCTTCAGACTCTTCCAAGTCTTCAAAGGCAACGCCTTCCCATGCGCCAATCCAGCCTTCGGCTTCTTGAAATTCAACAAATTCTTTGATAACTTCAACAATGTCAAAGTCAGAAGTTTCAATAGTCAATTTGCCGTCACCCAACCAACCCAATTCAATTTCAAGTTTGTACATAATTGCTCCAAGTAAAACAACGATACTGTTGCAAAACAATCGTACATCTTAAAAATTACAATTACAAGACTTACTTCTTTACAAACACCCCGTTAGGTAACAAAGTTCCTTTGCGATCTTTAATTTCTTGGTAGGCTGCTTTCATGCAGCTTACAAGATCAATATCTTGAAGAGCACAATAGCTAACAAGACATACCATAACATCACCTACTCCATCAACAATGCCAAGTTTGTCTTGTTTGATAGTTGCGTCTGCTAACTCACCAATTTCACTCATTGCTTTGAGTAATTGAGTTGCTGGTGTACTGTTGGGGATAATCTTACGTGCTTCAGCCCAACGTATGATGTCTAGTTCTACCATTGCATAGCTCATTGAATTCCTTTGGTTGTTGTTGGTTGCCACGTTGTTTGTGGTAAGTATCGTTCTGTTGGATGTGGTGCGTTACTAGGAACATCTATGCACATATACACTGCTGCGTATTGTCCACGTTTAGGCACTGCCCAACGATCAATGTACACCCCATAAATATTCTTAACAGTCTTTTGTATAGACTTGGGGTTATCGTTGTCTGCAAGTGCTTCTACCAATTGTTTAATAGTTAAACCATCTTCTGAATCTAATAACAAATCACGAATCAATTGGTGTCTGCTTCTTTTCATTCGGAACCTTCGTTAAGTGCTGCCCACTCTTCGTCTGTGATTAACGGGATAGGGCTTGGTGGGTGTTTTGCAAGAACTTTGTCTAGCTCTTGTTGTGTAATAGGCAATGGAATTACAATCTGTGATTTGTCTAGTGCATATTGCACAGCCAACATCCTAGCTCTAGATTCCATTTCGATTCGATTAAATTCCCAATCCTCGTCAGTCATGCTTTTTCCTTGGTATATTCCTTGCCACACTTAGCACAGTGCCACTGCGGTTTTGTGGTGGTAGCGTCAATCCATTCGTGAGTGCAGGGGGTTTGGCTTCTTGCTCGAATAGCTTTGGCTGCAACAGTCCCGTAAATTTTTATGCCGGTTGGTATATGCGTATCACAAATAGTAGCTGCCGCCAATTTTGCACAAGCCTCTCGCTCTGCTTGTACAGCTTCGGCCACGCACATAGGTCGGGTGCAAAACGGGCTGCATGAATGGATTTCATCAGCAATTTGACGCTTGCGCCATCCTGAATCAGTCATTCTCTGGTTCCTCTAATTGTTTAATGCCTTCCATCTCTAGTTCCGATTGAACTTCTTCTGTAAGACACCACAAAATGTTTGTACCTTGAAACATTATTTCTGTAAGGTCAGTGTTGTACACCCCCGCATCGTCAAACTCGTAATCAAGACAACAAATAACAGGCTCATCTCCTGAGCCTATCGTTGCTCTAAAGTAAAACTTAGACATCTTTTCTCTCCATAGGTTTTGCTAACAACCATTTATCTCCCAACATACGAATGGATCGAACCCATTTAAGTTGGTTAGCTCTATTTATTTCACGTGGAACATCAGCCACATTCCACATCTCTCTTGTTTGTTTAAGAATTTTTGTGTTCATCAAATAACAATCCTTTTGATTTGTAATTTAAATGGTCTTGACTTCCAGGTCTGTACCCTTGCACAACTTCTCCGTCACCAGGGACATAAGTACCCCTCTCAAACATATTGTTGTTAGGCAAAGTTGCTAATGCAAGAGACTCTTTAGAAACTTCTTTAATTTCTGTAAAGTATTGCAATGGGGTTTTTGCTTCTTTATCCCAACCAGCTTTAATCTTGTTGATTAGTTTGCGGTTACGGTCTGCTGCTTCTGCTGAAATCTTCATACCAGTTCTACTTTCAAAGAGTTGTCTGCTTCAATAATTTTTAGTTTGCCAATATGCAAACCATGCAAGATTGCTGCCATAGCAAAGTGGTGCTGTTTAGCTTTGTGGAGTAGTTGGTAATACAAAAACAAAAGAACTGCATTACCAACTAACAACACAAACTCTAAAGGTGTAATTTCAATCATAGGTGTCTCAAAATGTAATCTGTCCAATGCTTGTTGTCTGAAAACACACAAGCGTCCAAGTTGTTTTTAGCTGCCCAGTCTAAGTAAGTTGTTTTGCTTTTCTTAGATAGCCCCTGGTTGCGTTGCAACACATAAAGAATTTTTATTTCTGGGTGTTGTTGGCTAATTAGCACAGCTTTCTTTCTGTCTGTACCTGTCCACAACCCCTTAGTTTCAATGTAGACGTTATTAGTAACAGTAAAATCAGGTGTGTATGTGTGGTTGCTAGAAGGGATTACGTACTTGATTTTGTCTTGCTCGTAACCTAGTTTCCAACCATTTGCTTCGCAAGCAGTTTGAAACCGTGCTTCTAGACCACTTCGGTAGCCTGCTGATAAATGACGTTTAGGTCTTGGCATTGCGGCTTTCACGTACAGCCATAAAAATGTCTGCCCAATTAAAACAAGACTCAACTACTTTTGTAGCAGTAGTCTCTTTCTCACCAATCATCTTTAGCACAGCATCTTTAGTTGCCAGTTCTGTAAGCATTGCTATAGCCACATACTCTTTCATGCTCATGTGTTGCATGTTTACGTCTTGTGTCATTGTTGTTCCTTGTGTTGTGTTGCTTCCTCGCCTTGGGGCGAGTCAGTTGTTGTGGTGGGGGGTTCCCAACTGTCGTTGGGTTTTTGCCAGATATACAACAACTTCATGTTGAGATGGAAACGCTCATCATCGTTATAGAGTTCACGGCACTTGTCGTACCACTCTTCAGGCAATAGCTCTGCTAATGCACGCTCTGCCTTTACTGGGCCAATGCCAGCTACACCAATAATGTTATCGCTCCTGTCACCTATGAGACTCTGCATATAAAGAAACTTTAAACCATTCTCAGGAGTAACAACACTGTGCAGCTTCTTAACAAAGTTGTAGTGTCTACCTGGGATTTGTAAAAGGTCTTTGTCAATGCTACAGATCACAGTAGACATAGTTTCTTTGTCTTGCTGTACACCCATCTCATCGTCTGCTTCGTAACCGTTGCACATCATTGCTTTGTGCTGTGTTATTAGGAACTCTCGTACAGCTTCCCAATGTTTAGGTCTAGCATCAGGTCTGTTAGCTTTGTAGCTAGGAGCAATGTCTCTTCGGAAATTGCCTGTGCCTGTGAGGTACACGTTGTATGACGTAGCTCCTGTATCAGCAAGAATGTCTTGAATCATTTGGTCAGCCCTTGCTAGGGCTATCCAAACATCATCTTCTTCTGCTGATGCAGCACCACGATAAACAACAATGTCACCATCAATAAGTGCTTTCATTTTGTTTCCAGTGTTGTGTGCAAGATTGCAGGGGAATAGGCCAATAACATAACATCATTAGCCTAAAAAGAGTAAGAGCCTCGATTTGGTCTTCAACTAGACAGGGCAGAAAGCCAGAAAACTCCCTGTGTTGACATCCTCGAATGCTGGCTTAACAGCTCTTACAAAACCCACAGCAACGAAACTAATTAAAACAATTCGCCTTGTTTAGATTCTTCAGCATCTTCATTCATAGCTTCTGCTAGATCAAGATCACCCGCAGTATAAGCCTCAAATTTACGAGCTAGTTTAATAACAAAGTCAAGAGATTCTGCTTCCAACTCAAATGGTTTGCCACCACGAGCTGCAACATAAAGATCAGTTGCACGAGCCAAAGCGTTTTGACGAACAATAGCACGATCACCATGCAAAGCAGGGATAGGAAACACTTTCTCCTTGTAGCCCCCGTAAGAGGGCTTAACAGGCACTGCTGTGCTATTAGTAACAGTTGGTGCTGCTGGAGGAACTACTCCACTACCTTTGCGAATAACGTTAACTGCTTTAGTCTCTAAACCATAAGTACCTGTGTTGCCATCAAACTCTACTTCGTCACCAACGTTTGCGCTATGTGCTTTAAACCCGCACTTAACCCAACCGCCGTTAACCTTGATAGAGTAAGTTGGCTTCAAACCAAACTTGGTAGTCACATCTTTTGTAGAAACTTGTTCTACGATACCTGTCATCATTGTCATGTCAATTCTTTCATCTCAAACCAATTTGTACCTATTGATGCCCCTGCATTGAGCTTGAGGGCCAATGGCGTGTTAAATGTATCTTCAAAATACTTGTGTGTGTTTTTCAGTATTGCTGTAATCCCTTCTATAAAGTCACCTAGTGATTCTTGTTCAACGTCAAACATTAGAGAGTCGTGAATAGTGTTAACCATTTTCACATCATCTCTGCCCTTTAGCTCTCTGAAGATAACGCCCAACATCATTGGAACAATGTCACCAGTAGCTAAACCTTGCACAGGGTAGTTCTTCAACTCAGTTGGACTGAAGTTGTAAGTTCTAGGCGACCATTCGCTCTCACTGTGATATTCTTTGAAAGCAAATTTCCTGCCAGTCTCTGCACGATAAATAAAGGTTTTGGTTTTCTCACGAAAGCCTTCTTCATCAAAACCGTAAGTAGACTCAATCTCTGCTTTAGATGCAAACTCTTTGTGCCAAACAGCTACTGATTTGTAACGACCGTAGAACACATCAACAAATTTCTTAGCTTCGTCTAAGCTGCAACCAGCTTGTTTGCTAATAGCTTTAGCACCTGCACCGTAGATCAATTGAAACGTTCTAGCTTTGAATGGCTTACGTTCTTCTTTGCTAGGATACCTACCAAACATATCTCTGTACAACTCTGAGTGAATGTCTGCTCCACCTGAGATGTCTTTGATAAGCTGAATGTCTCTAGTAACGTGTGCCAAAGCAACAACTTCTAGCTGATTAAAATCAACCTCAACAATCCAACCATTTTTAAACCTAGAATTAAAGATTTGTTTAATAGGATTGTTGCTGATGTTTTGCAAGTTAGGGTTAGTTGAAGACAAACGACCTGTAACAGTTGCTGTGTGATTCAATTTGCCATGAATGTATTCACCAATGATGTTTTTGCTAAGACCTTGAACATACGTTGAAAGCTGTTTAGACAATTCTCTGTATTTCAGTAGCTGATTGATGATTGAGATAGCTCGTGGATTAAACGTATGCTTGAGCATGTCGCTTAATACTGAGTCATCTACAGAAATCTGACCAGTCTTTTTAGACACCTTGTCTGGGTCTGGTGTGTACACAACAAAAGGTTTAAGAGTGATTGTCTTTTCAACCAACTTAAACTTAGTGTTGCCGTTTTTGTAAACACCAACTTCTTCTTTGATTTTGACTTTCTTTTTGCCACCAAAGAATAGTTGGCTCCACTGTTTAGGGCTGTTAATGTCTTCGACTAATCCTTCAGCTAATGCTTCAAGATCAAGTTTGACATCAACGTAGCTGTTAACAACTTCAACTGTATACGCATCCAGCTTAGCTGTATCAATGTGCAAACCATTGAATTGCATTTCTGCTGTTGCGTGTAAAGCTTCCATTTGGGTTAGCATCAAAGTCAGTTGACCTTCTTTGACTGCTTGTTCGTATTGTGCTTTAGCTATGGCTACTGTGTTTTCTACGTCTTGTTTTAAGTATGGGATCAGCTCTTCTTTAGGAATCTTGTCTGAACCCATGCCTGCTTGAAAGTATTTCTTAATGGTATCGTCTTTGACAGGCAATCCATACTTAATAGACAACTCGTCAAGGCTAGACCATTTAGTTTGTTGAGCACTGAGAATGTACTCAGCTAACTGAGTGTCCCAAATCTTAGAGTTTTGCAACATTCTTTTAAGACCTGATGAAGTCTTGTACAGATACATCAGATCAAAAGCTAAGTTGTGTCCACAATACACAACGCCTTTGGGCATTGTTCTTATGTAAAACTCAAACTCACTATCATCATATGTTGCAACAGGCTTTGTTCCACAAAGACCAAATGCAACAACTTTGTTGTCTGGGTGCATAGGATGGGCTAGTCCTACATTTTCATTGCCATTGAGAGTAGTCTCAACGTCAATAGCCACGAATGCTGGTATGGTCATGGTTTTCCATACTCCTTTCAATTATTCGTACCGTGCTCTGATTGGATCAATAGTCACAAGAAATTGTCCGTGACGTTCTGATTCCATTTGTTTTGCTCCTCCACCTGGGAGCTTGTTCTTAGGAACATTGATGGTTCGTATCATTTCTTCTTCTGGTGATTTAGGCTCCTTATATTTTCCAATTGTGAGTACCACATCCGCTTCACCCGGTTTGTCCGTCTTACTTCCACGGAGAGCATCCATGCCGATAAACGGAGGGTCTTTAAGATCGACAACCGAAGCACTGAGCTGAGAAGCTGCAATGACAGGCCCATAAGTGCGAGCAAGCTCCCTTGCCCATTTGTAGATTTTTCCAAGTTTGATGTCTTCACGTTCATCTCCTTTGTTAAAGCCATCTACTTTGTCAAGCTGGTCAAACACAATTAGTCCGGGGTTAACTTCCCTAAACAATGTTTCTAAGTCACGAACGTTGTTCATGTCCTTAGTAACACGTATCTTGTCTTTGTTGCCACCCATCAAAGTTGCGTAGTTTGTCATAGCTGCTTTTGAGTCTGCAATAAGAACTTTAGATTCTTGACCAAGAGCTGCTTGAACAATACGAAAGAACACAACAGAAGATTCTTCTTCGTTGTTAACCCATACAACAGGACGATCTTTAGGCAACTGTTGTGCAAGGTAACTAACCTCACTTGCTAGGAAGGTTGTTTTGCCAACCTCAACTCTTGCAGCCACAATAACAAAGTTACCGATACGTAGAGGGCCAAGACTACGATTAAGCACATCAAGACGCCACTCATAACCACTGCCGCTAATCCGATCTGCAATAGCAGATAAATCTGCACTAACAAATAGTTCATCTTTTTCAATGTAACGCTCCACATCTTTCAATGCGTTGGTAGCCAGAATGTGTACGTGCTCTAAGTCACTTTCACCTTCTTTGACTTTCTCACACTCTTCCATGATCTTAGCTAGATAGTCCAACTCAATAAGAGTCTTGACCACTTCCTCGTGAGCATGGTGTGGAACAAACGTCTTTGCTTTAGTAAGCGTCATGCGAAGCTTAACAATAGCATCGTCAGTCAATCGTTTGCTTTGATCTGCAATAAGAAATGCAGAAAAAGAATCCCATACAAAGTCAGAGACTCCAGGGAATGTCTTGTAGTATTTATCCATCCCGTCAAGGATAATGTTTGTTTCTTTGGCTACTACATGCGGTTTGATGTACCGCCTGTATTTTGCTAAGTTCTCTTTGCTTTGACTGCAAAGGTAGAGAACGTCATAGTCCATCTGTTTCCTTTATAAAAGTATGTGACACAAGCCTGCTGGATCACATTCTTTTGGTTCTTTGTCGATACCAAACAATATTATGTTGGTTTCTCTTGGTAAGAAATGTGTTAGTTTTTTGTTTACTGCTGTTGTTCCTTTAATTCCTGCTTCATCAGGATCAAGCCAAATAAATATGTCCTTAAACTCAAGGTCATACACTTGCATCAATGTCTTATCTGACATTGTTGTTCTTAGTAACGCTACTGCACTGAGTCCTGTGTCTCTATGCACCCTGTAGGCACTTAGGTAGTCTTCAGTTATTACTAGCGTTTTGCTGTCTTTGTGAAACCAGCTTGCATCGCCTCTAGTGGCGCTGCTGTGGTAGTACGTTGTGTATTTGGGCGTTGCTTTTGGATCAAGGTTTCTTATCTGCCAACCAATAGCTTCTTTCTCAGGGCTGTATAGTGTAAGAGCAACCTTCATGCCTTCACCTGCTACGCCGTTAAAACAATCGTCAGAACTTGTGCAAAGGTTGCTGTGCAGCCACATCTTGCCGTGAGGTGTAAGTGCAGCAATGATTGGTTTAGCTGTCACCTTGGAGACAGTAGCATCTTTCTTTTGCATCCAAGTGCTTAGTCTGTTGCCATCATCTTTAGCAGAACCAGACTCGTTGCAATGATGGCAATACGCAACTAACCCACGTTCTGTGCGTTTGATGTACAGCCTGCGCTTCTTGTCTTCACCTGCTTCGCAGCCAATGTGGTTAATGTGTATTTGCTCACCATTGTTACTAGGAGCATTTGCAAGGATTAGTTTTCTATCTATCATTTTGTTTCTCAAAACGCAAAGTAAATAGCCCTCCTGTTAAGGAAGGCTATAGGGCTTTAGGCTTTAGTGTGAGCTGCCGTACACTTTTGTAAAGAGTTCGTCAGCAACTTTACGTTGTGTGTCGTTAAGTTTATTGAGGTACACAAGCGTAAACGCTTTCTTCAGTGTACAACCAGCAGATACTTTTCTGCAAATACTGAACAAAGCTCTTGGAGATACAGTCAAGTTGAATTGACTTGCTTTGTAGCCTTGTCGAATCAAATTGGCTAGTTTGACTAGCTCTTTAGCTGATTTACCTGTGATTGTGTCAGGCCATTTGTTTACCAACATCTTTTCTTCTACAGAAGGATGCAGATAGTCAACGTACACCGCAGTTCCAAAGCGATCTAATGTAGCTGAGTTCTGAACGTTTGTGCCTGCATGAGCACCTGTGTCATCACCTTGGCCTTGAGTGTTACCAATAGCAACAATCCTAAAATGCTCGTGAGGGGTGATTTGCTTGTCTTTGGTACTACCGGGCATTTCTTTTAAGAAAAGCTTGCCATCGTCCTCTAAGAGCCATTGTAGGCCCATAGAAATCTCTGGTGGAGTTACATCCCACTCATCCCATGCAAACACAGCACCATACTTGACTGCTTCTGTTACAGCACCATCAACCCAGATTGTTGAACCATCTTTAGCTGTCAATTGACCAAAAATCATGGATGAGTCCATATCACCAGTGCAATTGACACGCACAAAAGGACGATTAGTGCGAGCGCAAAGCTGCTCAACAAGACTAGATTTACCAGCTCCAGTAGGGCCATAACAAAGCACTTTCTCGTTGAGTTCCCAAGCCATCAAAATGTTGCTAGCCAATTCTTTGTCAATGACATAAGACTTGTTGATTTCTGGAATAAACGAAACTATGCGTTCATCCCAATCATGTTTGTTAAACACAGTTACAGGAAAGTCTTCGTCTAATGTCATTACCAAATCTGGAATTACATCTGAAAGCCTACGTTGGTTGTCTTTTAAAGTTGGTTTGCTCATTTCAACTGATTTCAAATCATCTTTGTAGCGTTCAAGTTCTTCAGTAAGACCATCGTCATGCTCAGTAACGACAACTGTGGGTTCAAGTTTACGTTTATCCATAGCCTCCTTAAGTGCTTTTTTAACAAGGTCTTCTACTTTGTCTTTAGACATTGATAATCTTCCTTTCTATGAGTTCTAACAATTTGCTTGGGATTTCTTCAGGTTTGTAGACAATGCTGTAATTTTTGTAGTAATGAGAAACTGCATTACTACATAAACCTAGGCCATAAATGTCAACAAACTTTGTAGCTTCTACTTCTTTGATTACTTTTTCAGTGAAAGTACTGAGTCCATAAGAAGGTTTAGTTGCAGCAGGGCTACCATCAGACATCACAATCAACAGTTTCTTTTTCTCTTTGCGTTTAATCAAACGATCATGCGCCCAAAGAATGTTTTCACCGTCAGGATTGCCGTGCATAAAGCTGCTGCTACAAGAAAATGATTGTTTTAGTTGGTCTGAGCTGACTTTTAGATCAGAAAAACCTTTGTAAACAAACATTAGTGGTTGAACTTCAGTTCTGTAGTCATATCCATCGCTAAACCCCACAATCTCAACTGGAATGTTTAGAGTAGAGCAAACTTCATTGACTAACAAGGTAGAAGCAAGAGCGTGAAACGCTTTCATTCCTCCCATAGAACCAGACATGTCAACCAACACAGTAATGGCAGCATCTAAAACTTTGTTTTCAATTTTGTTCTTAAAAACACGTTCATTGAAACCTGGAGCATTAAAGCAAATACGAGACAACCTAGATTGGTCTAATTTACCTTTCTTTACTCCGTATTGACGCTGCACTTTAGCTCTGATCTGAATCAATTTGCGGATTTGTTGAGCAAAGTTTTCTTGAGATACAAGTTTGTTTTCAACGTGGTCTGCGTATTCAGACAAAAACTCTCGGCTATCACTGTTTTCTCTAAAATATTGGTCTTCACCAGTTCTTTTTGGGTAATTAATTACAATAAACTTATCGTAATCAGTTAAATCCCAACTATCACGGTCGTACTCTACTGGCTCTAAGTTAACTCCAGTTTTGCCCATACGAGAACCTTCGTCAGGCAACGTAACAGACATAGAGCGAAGCTCTTCTTCAGTTAACTTAATAGTGATGATTTTGTATTCTTCACTATCTTTTTTGGTAGCTTCAGTTTCTTCTTTAGAAGACTCTTTGCTATCGCCAGATTCATCTTTAGCAGCCTTGCCTTCGCTTTTACCGTCTTTAGGTTTAGAAGCTTCTGCTTCTTTGTGCTTTTTAATTTCTTCTTCGCATTCCTTTTCTAGTTTGTTGAGAATGTCAACTGCTAAATTGTGAGTAGCTTCTGTGCCTAATCGTTTATCCAGTATCGTATGAGTATGTACAAGACGATCAGAGAAGTTATTAAGAACATCAGTTATCTTTTTATCAGGAGTGTATTTGCTTGTAACTAGCTCTAGTTTAGGAAAACTAGCACCAGACATAACTCCATCCCAACAGATAAGAGCAGCAGCTAACTTTTTGGTAAAACTAGATTCTTTTTTAAATCGAAAGAGGATTCTGTCAACAATCAAAGAACTAGTTTCATCCCAGTTTTCTCTAAAACCTTGATACTCCAAAGATTCAATCATGTTAATTCTGGAATCTTCTAAGAAGTTCCAAACAAACATTAGCAAACCTTGGGGATCAGGTTTCTTTTCTTTAATGACTTCAAAAGAGCTAAAGCGATCATGTGCAACCTCGTGGTCAACAGATGCCATAAACTCTTGTAATTGAGCGTCAGTAGTATCTACCGTAATCCTAGGCAAATAGATAGTTTTACCATCATGCCTAGGTTGGTTAGTATCTTCAAACACGATAGAGATGCCAACTCTGCCAGCACTAGCTCTAACGTATTTTTGAACTTCAATGCCTTTAGTCAGCATCTTCAGTTACCAATAACAAAATCTTTAACTGTTTTAAAGATCAAAGCTGAATCAAGCTCATCTGGTGGATTCATCAACATCTTAATAATCTTATTAGAATATTCTTCGTTGGTCATAGGTTCTTTAACTCCAGTTTTCATCTCCTTAATTTTATTTTGGAGATAGGTTTTGCCACAGTAACCACCGTTATCGTCAACTAAGCCGATACCGAGTTTCATAGCACTTTGAATGACCGACTTAGCAGAACGCCAAGGGCCAGGCATAGAGCCTACTTCAAACTCTTTTTTAATGAGTTTTTCAGTTGCTTTGATGTCTTTTGCAAAGGTTTCTTCAGTGCTGTGTGTGTACGCAACCTGAATCATCTTTTCAAAAGTGCTTGTGGCAGAAGCATCAGAGACTAAAGCCTCCGTAGCTGCTGCATATAAAGTCGAATGGAAAGTATCCATTTTTAACTCCAGTTAAGGCAACATTGCCCCTATATCTAACTGTTGCCAATTAGATATAAAAGAATGCTTACTTATCAAATTCAGATTGTTCTCCGTCATAGAACCAATTGAGATACGCATGGATACCTGCCATAAACGCATCATCGTTTGAATTAGATTCTTCAAGACCAGCTTCTTCTAAACTGATCTTCTCCACTTTATCACTGTCTTCCCAAACCATCTCATCAACAAGATCAAAAATATCTAACGATTTTCTGAAAGTCATAGCTAACTCCTATTTAAGTTACAAAGGGCGAAGGCGACTGCCCCCGCTTTAGCTGGGCAGGCGACAAGTCCCGCTTGTTTGTTTAAGCGAACCCCATCGCAAGCCCGTGCCAGCTTTGCTGGCGCGATAAGGCTTGCCGGGGTGAGCGTTAGAGGACAGAGCGTTATACACATAACCACAAAACTAATAGCCAAGCTAATGCAGCACCAATAAAAATGGCTAACACGTAATCAAGAATCTTTTCAGTTGTACTAATCATTGTTTATCACTCCATTGTTCATATTCAAATAATTGGTCTTCAATCATTGATGCTTGATCTTCGTTATACAAATCATTGAAAGTTACAAAATGATTTTCTCCACAACATACATAATTAGTTTTAGGAGAGCAACAATAACAACAATAGAGTTGGTCACTGCTACGTAATTCTGATTCAATTTCTTGTCTAAATGATTTAGTTTTACTCATGTTGTCCTCTTTGGATTAAGTTGTTTGAGTTCATCTCTGTTGCTAATAAGCATGTAGTTGCTTTTATTCAATGGAGCTATAGTGTGTTGCACCATACGTGCCAGCATCTCTCCACACTCCATGCAGGTTGGACGCATAGCTTTAGCACGTTGTGGTTCTACTCGTACTGAGTAACAGCATGTGCATATAGGAAGATAATATTCATTCATAATAATCTCCAGTAATTAATAGATTGGACGATCAGAGTCCCATTTGTCACGAACAACTCTGGTGGATATAAATCTGTTACTAAGAACAAGACCAGGATCATCAAGAGATGCAATAAGGTCAGACCATTGGTGGTTATCTAGTAAGTAATAACAACAGTCGAGTACCAGATCAGAAACTCTGGTTGTAGATGGAGCATATATTGGCAATATTCTGCATCCATGTCTCCACTCATTATCAGAGACACCGTGGTCGGCAGGTCTAACGACAGCCTGATGTGTGGGAGGATGATAAATAGCGTGATATAGCATGGTTGATCTCCAGTTATGTATAGATAAAAGAAAGAGGTAGTAGCGTGAACTACTACCTCATCGAGATTAACCAATCGCTGACTCACGAGCTGCTGCGTCAGATTTCATCTGTGCACGGAGTGTCTTGAGAGCGTTGAGAGCATCACGTACTTCAACTTGGCGAGGGTTGTCGTAGTTCTCCATAGACCACAGTGCGTTCGAGAGGAGTTGCTGCGCCAAGAAGATTTGGAGACCTGCTGGCTTACGTTCGGTCATAGCGTTGAAGCCGTTGAAATCGAAGTTGTTTTGAGTAGACATTTGAAGTTCCTTTGTTAAGTTGATTAAGCGAGGGGACTTTCGTCCCTCTCACCACGTGTGAGGGCGAAATCACCGAGCCAACTTAACCCAGCGGAAGCCGCGCCCGCCAAAGGCGCAACGCAATCGCACACGGCATGCCACAAAGCCGAAGGCGACTGGCGTGACGGGTGAGCAACCAACAACCACAACGAACCACAGACCTGCGGCTGGAGCGCAGTAGGAATGGAAAATGATGGAACAAAACCGAGATAACGGTGAGACCTAGGACTGATAAGTAAACAGCTTAAGGGCTACAACTTGGGGTAGCAAGGGAGTGAGTAGCCAGTGGTCGGAGTAGACGCAACCAAGGTACGTTTAAGACGTTCTAAACGCTATCACACACCGAACAGTTGGTATAGATTATCAGCCGAAATAAGTAGGGGGGAGATGATGTAAGTTGTTGATTACATTAGCTGCTTAATAAACAGGCAGACATTGCTTAATAAATAGGCAATAGTAGTACTAATTACATCTATATGGTAGGGGTAGTGTTAGTTGTAAGCCTAGTTAGTAGCTAATAGTTAGGTAGGTAGGGGGGAAATATATTTGTTAAGAGTTATTACTTATGGCAACTTACAACGCTGCTCAGTAGTTTTAAACAAGAGGGGGTTCCTACGGAACGTCCTCGTTAGCACTGCGGAGAGGGGGTTATGACGAAAGACATGTGCTCGTCTCAACTGAGACTCGCAAGAGGTGTGCGTTGCACACACCCTAAACATATAAGGGGCTACGCCCCTATTGTTCTTATATCCTCTATCTGACCAAGAAAAGAAAAACAGTAAAAAGAAAAGAACTGGGGGGACTGTACCTGTTAAACCAAAACCTTGTCAAGTCCACTAAAAGTATTCATTGAGAAAATAAAGTTGTAACAGTGTCACATATGCGACAACACACAAAGATAGAAAAGATGGTACAGTTCGACCAATCTTATGGGAGCAATCATGGCTACAGGTAAAAAGTCCCCGGCATGGCAACGTAAGGAAGGTAAGTCTCCTTCTGGTGGTTTGAATGCTAAAGGTAGAGCATCAGCTAAGAAGGAAGGTCACAATCTTAAACCACCTCAACCTGAAGGTGGTAGTCGTAAAGATGCTTTCTGTGCTCGTATGGGTGGTATGAAGAAAAAGCTTACAGGCACAGCTAAAGCTAAAGACCCTGATTCAAGGATCAACAAAGCTCTTAAAAAGTGGAAATGCTAAATGCGTAGAAAGACATCAACTGACAAACGGTACAAAAAGTCCCATTGGACTCAAAACCAAAAGCTACAAGCTGTCAGTACATACTTAATGTTAGGCAGTCTTGCTGAGACTGCTATTGTTACGGGCATACCGTTACCTACCATTAAAATGTGGAAGCTCACCGATTGGTTTAAAGAGTACAGCCTTCAGTTACAAGCTGAAGATGTTCAGAAGATGGACAGCAACCTCAAGAGGGTTGTTGATAAAGCTCTTAAGGCTGTAGAAGACAGACTTGACCTAGGTGATGCTCAGTTCGATCAAAAAACTGGTTTGATTACTCGTATCCCTGTTAAAGCCCACGTAGCTTTAAAGATCAGTACAGAACTGCTTACCAAACAACAAAAGCTTAAAGACAATCCTCTTAAGGAGGAAGTTGAGAAAACTATTGATGATAGGCTGCTTAAACTTTCTGAAGAGTTTGCTAGGTTTGCTGCTATCAAGAGCAGCATCGTAGATGTGGAGTCACGGGTAATCTCTAATGTCTAAACTTAATGCGGAGGTTATGGAAGGTTTTGTCAACTCAGTGTTGAGAAAGAACTTTGATAAACCTGCTGCTACTCCTACTTTCCATAAAGAGATATGGGAACTTGTTACTAGTAACAGCAAGCAAGTAGCCATAGCTGCTCCTCGATATCATGCCAAGTCTACGGCTGTAACCCATGCTTATACCCTAGCTTCAGTTTTATTTAGAGAATCTCGGTATGTCCTTATTGTTTCAGATACAGTCACGCAGGCTGTCCAATTTCTTGGGGACATCAAAAAAGAACTCTTAGACAATGATGACCTACGGGCGTTATTCTCAGTATCATCATTTCCGAAAGATACGGAAGATGACCTCATTGTTGAAATGGAAGATGGTTACACGTTCCGTATTCAAGCTAAAGGTTCAGAACAAAAACTTCGTGGATTAAAGTGGGCTAACCTTCGTCCTGATCTTGTCATTGGTGATGACATGGAAAACGATGAAATTGTAATGAACAAAGATCGGCGTATGAAGTTCAAACGCTGGTTCTATGGTGCTCTTATTCCCTGTATATCTTCTTCTGGAAAAATTAGGATTGTAGGAACTATTCTTCACCTTGATAGTTTGCTTGAGAACTTAATGCCTGGTTCTCAGTTGGCTCATCACAAGGGCCATAAAATGTTTATCCAAGAAGACTTAAAAGAGTTTGCTCTCAATAAGCTTCCTTGGAAGTCAGTTAAGTACCGTGCCCACACAGATGACTTTAAACTACTTTTGTGGCCTGAAATGAAGTCTGCTGAAGACTTTAGAATACAAAAAGAAGATTACGTTAGGCAGGGTCTAGCTGATGTTTACTCTCAAGAGATGTTAAACATACCGTTGGATATTACCGACACTTTCTTTAAGAAAACTGATTTCATTCCTATGAAACCAGAAGACCAAAAGAAAAAGTTCGTGTACTATGCGACCTGTGACTTAGCTGTATCTCAAGCACAACGGGCAGATTACTCTGCATTTGTTGTTGGGGGTATGGATGAAGAGGGCAGGTTGTACTGTAAACACGTGATTAAAGAACGTATGGATGCGTTAGAGATTGTGGATACAATCCTGATGATTCAAAAGATTTATAAGCCCGTACTCTTTGGACTTGAACAAGGTACTATTCAGAAAGCAATTGGCCCGTATCTCAATGAGGAGATGCTTAAGCGCGGTGAGTTTATCAATACTGTTTTATTAAAACCAAGCGGTGATAAGCTAACCCGTGCCAGAAGTATTCAAGCTCGTATGAGAAGTGGGGCTTGCAAGTTCGATAAGGATGCTGACTGGTATCAAGGCTTTGAGGATGAGCTTCTTCGTTTTCCTAGGGATAAGCATGATGACCAAGTAGATGCTTGGGCCTACTTGGGGTTAATGCTTGATAGGATGTGGGAAGCTCCAACCGAAAAAGAAATTGAAGAAGAAGAGTACGGGACTTATGTTCGAGAAAATAATGTAGTAGACTCTGGTCGATCTGCTGTTTGTGGATATTAAAGATATGAATCTAAAAGACAAGTTCAACATTAATGACCTCATGTATGAGGCCAACATTGCTAATCTTCTATGCGAGGAGGATTTAGCAACTATTGGTCATCAGGTTGTTAAAGACTTTGACAACGATCTTATGTCTCGCAGCTCTTGGGAAAAACGTACTGAAGCTTCTCTTAAGCTTGCACTACAAGTTGCTGAAACTAAAAACTTCCCTTGGCCTAATGCTAGCAACATTAAATTCCCCTTGATTACTATTGCTGCTTTGCAATACCATGCTCGCAGTTACCCTGTGCTTATTGACAGTGATTTGCCAGTTAAATGCCGTGTAGTTGGTGATGACAAAGATGGTATGCGTGCTCTTCGTTCTTCTCGTGTTGAACAACACATGAGCTATCAGCTCTTAGAAGAAGATGAAGATTGGGAATCAGAAATGGACAAGGTTCTTATTACACAGCCTATTGTTGGTTGTGCATTTAAGAAGACTTACTACGATCCTATTCGCAAACACAACATCTCTGAGAACGTCTTGGCTAAAGACTTGGTAGTAAACTACTGGACTAAAAGTCTTGAGTCAGCTAGCCGTGTAACTCACGTTCTTCAAATGACCCGAAATGAAATCTATGAGCGCACTGCTCGTGGGTTGTGGTTAGATGGTACGTCTGACGGACGCACTCAACAATGGTCATCTGTTGCTATGGGTGATATGTTGCAACGAGCACAAGACAAAGCTCAAGGTATGCAACCACCAGAGCCTAATGACTCTAGTACCCCCATTGAGATTCTTGAGCAGCATTGCCACATTGACTTTGATGATGATGGTTACGCTGAACCCTACATTGTTTATGTTCGTAGGGACAATAAAAAAGTTGCTCGTATTGTTGCACGCTACAGTAAAGGTGATGTCACTGTTAATGAAAAAGGCGTGATCCTTAGTATTAAGGCTGAGCAATACTTTACTAAGTACCCATTTGTTCCTTCACCTGATGGTGGCTTCTACGACCTAGGCTTTGGAGTTTTGCTTGGCCCCCTCAACGAATCAATCAACACTATTGTCAACCAACTGGTCGATGCTGGCACTTTGGCTAACACTGCTGGTGGATTTCTTAGCCGTGGTATTAAGCTTCGTGGTGGCAACTACTCCTTCAATCCTATGGAGTGGAAGCATGTAGACACAACTGGAGATGACTTGCGTAAAGGTATTGTGCCTTTGCCAGTTCGTGAACCTTCTCAAGTGTTGTTTACTTTGTTAAACCTGCTAATCAACTACGGTGAACGTATTGGTGGTTCTGTGGATATTTTGTCAGGTCAAAACCCTGGTCAAAATACTCCTGCTGAAACTACCCGCACTATGGCTGAACAGGGTATGAAGATATTTAACGGTATCTTTAAACGTACTCATCGTAGCCTTAAACAAGAGTTTCGTAAGCTGTATCGTTTGAATCAAATTTTTGTTACTGAGAACACGCCATACGTATCCAATGCTAAGAGTGCTGGTCTTGTATTAGCTTCAGATTATGAAGGCCCAGTAACTGATGTGATGCCTACTGCTGATCCAAGTGTTACTTCTGATGCACAACGTGTTAACCAAGCTGCTGCTATTGCTCAACGAGTAGCTGCTACTCCTGGTTTGTATAACCGTTATGAAGCTGAATATGCTTTCTTAAAAGCTATGAAGGTCACTAACATTGACAAGCTTCTTCCTGATCCTAAAGGCCCGAATGCTATTCCTGCTCCTGTCAATCCTAAGTTGCAGATTGAGCAATTGAAAGTACAAGCTAAGCAAGCTTCAGATCAACTAAACATGAAGATGGCTTTGTTAAAGCTTATGGGTGAAGCCGAGCTTAATCAAGCCAAGATTCAAAAGCTTGAAGCAGAAGCTGAAGTTCTTAAGATTGGTGTCTTGCACGAAGGTGAAAAGATGCGTATCCAACAGATTAATACCGAGATTGCTATGAGTCGTGAACGCCGTGAAGGAGTTCTTAGTTCTATCCAAACTATGAATGATGTTTACGACAGAATGATGCAGAGCAAAGACATGGGGCAATCTGAGCAACAAATGCCACAAGAGATGCCCCAACTACCCCAGTAAGAGTTTTATAAGGAGAGAGAATGGAAGCAGTAACCCCCGATACCTTCGAAGAATGGAAGTTTCACCCAGTTACTAAACGTCTGTTTAGGATGTTAAGTGATGACAGAGAATCCATGAAAGAAGGACTCATCAACAATGCGTATGATGAAGAGTTAGAAGTTAAAGGCAGGTGTAGAGCTATTGCTATTATTCTAAATTTAGAATACGGCGATATGTTTGAACCTATTCAAAAGAGAGAAACAAATGAGTAATGAATCCGGTATTAACCCTGTAGGTTGGCGAGTGCTTATCAAACCTCAAGAAGTAAAGAAAGTCTCTAAAGGAGGCATCATTCTTACAACTGAAGTTTCAGAGGCACGAGAACAAATGGGCAACACTACTGGCGTTGTTATCGCTATGGGCGACCAATGCTACGGTGATGAACCTGCACCTTGGTGTAAGGTTGGCGACAAAGTTATCTTTGCTAAATATGCAGGCTTACTGTATTTGGGTAAAGATGGTGGTCACTACCGAATGATTAACGATAAAGACGTTACTGGCACTTTAGATGCTGATGTTGATCTTGTTGATCCTTACTTAGCTAAGAACTAAGTTGACACTTATTTAAAATTAGGAGTAAGATATGAGCGAAGAAGAGAATGTTACTAGTAACGATGTTTCCCAAGATATTCGTCACGAAGCTGAATCCCAAGGTTGGGTTCCTAAAGAACGCTTTCGTGGCAATGAGGCTGACTGGGTTGATGCTGAAGTATTTGTAAAGCGAGGTCGAGAGATTCTTCCTATTCTGCGTAAGAATAACGAGAACCTCATAAAAGACTTAAACGCTACAAAGCAACAGCTCCAAGACTTTCGTGAAGCAGCAGAAGAATTTAAGAAATTTCAAAAAGAATCTTATCAGCGTAAAGCCCAAGATTATGAGAAACAAATTGCAGAGATTAAAGAAAGCCGTGCACAAGCTATTAGCGATGGTGACGGACAGAAAGTCAACGCCCTAGATGATGCGTTAGATCAAGCTAAGGAAGATTTTAAAGAAGCTAAACAAGCGGTTAAAGATGCAGATGCTGTACGAACACCTGACTCAACACCAAATGCTATTGAACCCGGACTACAACAGTGGTTGGATCGCAATACATGGTTTGGAGAAGACAAGCGTATGACTGGCATAGTTAACGGCATTGGTGAAAGCCTTCGATTAGAGTTTCCATTGCTTAAAGGTCAACCGTTTCTAGATAAGCTTGATGAAGTGTTAGCAGAAGAGTTTCCAAATAAGTTTGGTAAGAAACAAAGTCCTAGTAGTCGTGTGGAGTCAGGATCAGGTCGGCAGAGTCGCAGTGGAGGCAACTCGCAGTCCTATGACAATCTCCCTCAAGAAGCTAAAGCTGCTTGTGATCGATTTGTTAAGCAAAAGCTTATGACTCGTGAACAGTATGTTGCAGACTTCGACTGGAACTAATTTTTATATAACCTAAAGGAAATTGATATGCCCCGCGCACTAAATGAGTTTGAAAAACGTGATCGTCTGTTAGAAAAATCAGCAGAGAGAGAAGCAGCATTGTCTGCTCCTACCCCTGCCGCAGGCGGTGCAACTCGAAAACGCCGTAACGCATTTAACGGTACGGAAGCTAAGTTAGGTGTCCGAACACACATAGAAGGTTATCACCTTCACATCTTTACAGATGCTGGAGGACGCATTCAAGAAGCTATGGATAGTGGCTACGAGTTTGTACGACCCAATGAAGTAGACGGCATAAGTGAGAATGTGGTTAGTCGTAATGGCGACCTTGGAGATAGAATTAGGTATCTTGTAAACCCCCGAGCTGAAGGCTCTGAGCAATACGGCTATCTAATGAAGCAGCGGCAAGAGTGGTACGAGGAAGATCAAGCCGAACTGCAAGCTAAAAACAATCGCATTGATGCTTCTATTCGTAAGGGTAAGATCACTGGAGACAATCCATCGTTCTATACTCCTAGGGACGGAATCAAACTTAACTAATGTTTTATAAGGAGTCTTAAATGGCTAACGTAAACAAAGCCAACGGGTTTAGCCCTGTTGGTAACTTGCTTGGTGGCAAGTGGAATGAGCAGGGTCGTCTTTACGCTATCCCTACCTCTGACACTACCAACAGCTATGCAATCGGTGATTGCGTCATGTCTGCTTCTGGTTCGGATACCAACGGTGTTCGTTATGTCCAAAAGTGGGGCGGTGCAACTACTACCTCTGCTTTGCCTTTGGGTATTATTGTGGGTATCCGTGTTGCTGATCCAGGTGTGAGCTTGGTTGGTAACTCTCTTTCTTTGGAGAAAGCATACATTGCTGCTGGTACTCGTACTAGCGTTCGATACCTGTATGTTGTGGATGATCCATTTGTGTTGTTTGAAGCTCAGTTTGATGCTACGGGTGCTACCCAAGCTCAGTTGTCTTTGAACGCTGCTGTGACTATCTCTGCTGCTAACCAAACATCTTTGGGCAACAGTGCTCCGTTTTCAGATATGGTCTTGACTGGCCCTGCTGTTACGGCTACTTTGCCTATCCGCATGTTGGGTGCTGTACAAAAAGGCGACAACCAAGTGACTAGCGCAGCTAGCCCTTATGTTCGCGTATTGTGCAAATTTAACTATCATGAGTACGGTACTATCGGTTCTGCCTCTGGCACAGTCGTTAACTACCTTGCAGTTTAATTAAGGAGAATAATCATGGCTGGTGTAATTACTACCGCATCGCATCCCAAGGCTCTTTGGCCTGGCATTAAAGCTTGGTGGGGTCAAACCTACAACGAGCATCCTGAAGAGTATGTGGATTTGTTTGATAAAGACACTTCTACAATGAACTACGAAGAGGATGTTCAGTTGTCTGGTTTTGGTCTTGTGCCAATCAAGTCTGAAGGTCAAGGTACTGCGTACGATTCTGAAATCCAAGGCTTTACAACTCGCTATACACACGTTGCTTACGCAATGGGTTATATCGTGACTAAAGAAGAAATGGATGACAACTTGTACGAACAAGTGTCTAAGAAGCGTGCTGCTGCTTTGGCTATGTCTTTCCGTCAAACTAAAGAAAACATTGCTGCTAACGTGTATAACCGTGCTTTCAATAGCACTTATACTGGTGGTGACGGTGTTGCTTTGTGTTCTACTGCTCACCCTAATACTTCGGGTGGTACATGGTACAACAAGCCTACAGTTGACGTTGACTTGTCAGAAGCTGCTTTGGAAGATGCAGTGATCGCAATCATGGGTCTGCAAAACGACCGTGGTTTGTTGGTTGCTATTCAACCTGACAGCTTGCACATTGCTCGCCAAGAAGTGTTTAATGCTCAACGCATTCTGCACTCTAGCTACCAAACAGGTAATGCCAACAATGACATCAACGTCATTAAGTCTGGCAACTACCTCCCAGGTGGTTTTAAAGTGAACCACTACTTCACAAGCCCACACGCTTGGTTTATCCGTAACACCATCCCCGGTGGTACTGGTATGAAGTACTACGAACGTCATGGCGTTACGTTTGATCAAGACAATGACTTTGACACTATGAACGTCAAAGCAAAAGGCTACGAGCGTTATAGCTTTGGCTGGTCTGATCCTCGCGCTGTGTGGGGCGTTAACGGCCCCTAATTGTTATTAGTAACAAGCCCCCTCTCACAAGGAGGGGGTTCTTTTTTAATCAAAGGAGCTTATTATGGGATACGAAAAACGCAAAGCTATGGGTCAAAAACCTGATCCTAAAGCCAAAGCTAAAGGTGAGGAGAAGGCTCCACACAAAGCACCTAAGATGGCTGCTAAAAAAGCTATGACTAAAAAGAAAATGTAACGTAGAATACAGTCTTCCAATGACGCCCTTAATTGGGCGTTGTTTTAAACAACGTCAAAGGAACTTATCATGTCAAATCCAACTCGACTCTATAGTGGTCTGTCCACTGCTTACCCTAACGAGCCTTTGTACTCGTACCCTTTTCCTGATCCGTTTCACACTGGCAGCACAACTGCTTTGGGCAGCTCTACCTACACAAACGATTTCAACACACTAGTTGGCACAGATTACACTGTCACTGGCACTAGCTCTACATTTGCTCTTGTTAGCGGTGTTGGTGGTTTGGCTACCTTGACTCCTGGTGGTGCTACTACTGCTACTGCGGCTTATAAAAACGGACAGTTTTATCAGTTTGTAAAAGGCAATCGTTCTTGGTTTACTTGCCGTTTTAAAGCCTCTGCTGTAGCAGGCAACGTTTCTTATTACGTAGGTTTGCGTAACGGCTCTAGTGCTACAGATGGCATTTGGTTTGCTAAAGCTGCTGCTTCCACTTCTATTAACTTGGTGTCTACTGTTAACAGTACTGCAACCACTTTGGTAACTGGTGTGGCTACTGCTGTTGCTGACAGCTTTGTTGAAGTTGGTTTTTACTATGACGGTACAGACTTAATCTGTTTCTCTGGTACAGGCCCATCTGACATGGGGCCAGATGCTCGTATTACTTCTGTCACTATTGGTTCTACTGGCACTAATTTGACTAACGCTTTGATTAGCCCTGTGTTTCAAATTACTCCTATAGCAACAGATACTTTGACTACTGACTTTGTGTTGGCTGCTCAAGAAGTTATTCGTTAATTAGGAGGTAGCTATGGCTAACTCAGTAACAACGCAAATTCTTCAAGACGGCCCACGCAATATTATTATGAAGATAGCAGGGGTGCTTGACACCTCTGACTACGCTTTAAATACATTTGTAAGTATGGCTGCTATTAACCAAGGTGGCCTTGGCCCTACGCCTACTCAAGTTCGTATTGACCACATTGATTATTCAATTAGCGATCAGCTAGAAGTTCAATTGTTTTGGGATGCTACAGCAGACGTTGTAATCATGCCCATTGCTGGTCGTGGTCGTATGACCTTTTGGAACTTTGGTGGTTTAACCAACAACGCTGGAGCTGGTAAGACTGGAGACATTCTTATTAAAACTACAGGTTGGACATCTGGTACTCAAGTGTTTTCTGTAATCCTTGAGATGGTTAAACAAGGCCCGAACCTGTAAGGTAGTTTATGCCTATACCACACTTTACGGTTGGTGGTTCGTCTATTGAAAAAGTTATCTACGAAGTAGTTGACTCAACATTAGCGTACCTAGGCAAAGCCCCTGCTGGAGCTTCTGAGTCAAACCAAGTGTGGCAAATTATAAAAATAGTGTCTGACTCAACAGGTAGTATTGCTACTACTTATTCGGGCGGCACTATTTTATATAACTACGCTTGGGTTGATAGAGCAACCCTCTCTTATTCTTAAGGACGTATTGTGGCAACGTACAACAAATATACCGCAGCAATTGAGCCTCTTTTAGAGGGCATTAACGCTGGATCAGATTCTTGGAAAGTTGCTCTTGCTGCTACTGTTAACTCAGCAGATACAACTTTTACTGCTGGAACAACTGACCTTGCTACTGGAGGTGGTTATACCGCTGGTGGTAATACAACTACTATATCTAGTGCTACACAAACTGCTGGCACTTACAAATTAGTTCTTACTAGTCCTGCTGCTTGGACTGCTAGTGGTGCAGGGTTTACTTTTAGATACGCTATTCTTTGGGACAGCACTACAAGTACTCCTGTGGGGTATTGGGATTATGGTTCTAGTCAAGTTGTTATTGCAGGTGAAACTGTTACCGTAACTCTTGATGGAACTAACGGTGTTTTCCAAGCAACATAAAGACTAACGTATGGCACTCGTACTTGCTGATCGGGTTAGAGAAACTAGCACTACTGTCAGTACTGGAACACTTACCCTTGCTGGAGCAGTAGCTAACTTTCAAAGCTTTGCAGCTATTGGTAACACTAACACTACGTACTACACAATAGTCAATCGTAGTGCAAGTGAGTGGGAAGTTGGCATTGGCACTTACACAGCATCTGGCACAACGCTGAGCCGGGATACGGTGTTGTCTTCAAGTAACTCAGGGTCACTGGTTAACTTCAGTGCTGGCACAAAAGATGTATGGGGAGATTACCCTGCTGGCAAAGCTGTCACTACGGACACATTGGCTTATCCACCTGCTATTGGCGGCACTACTGCTGCTGCGGGTACTTTTACGATTTTGACGGGAACAACGTCAACAACCACACCAATTGTTCAAAATAGTGCGGCTGCGGCAATTGCATTTAAAACAAACTCAGCAACAAGCGCATTAACTCAATTTAACATAAACCACATAGACAATTCTGTTAATTATGTACAAGTAGCTGGTG